AGCAAGCGCTCCAGCTGCGACAGCTGCTCTATGTCATCGTGAGCCACGCTGGCAAAATCTTGGTCGCGTAATTGAGCGGCAAGAACTGGTGATGAGCTAATTGCAGACTGAATGTCTTTAAGCCGCTTGTCTCGGTTGGCACGGCCAATGTCAGCAGCAACCGCAGCCTTAGGAATTCCGGTCGACGCGGCTAAGCGCTCGGCTTCTGCTTCCTGCTCCGGGTTTCTTTCCAGCGCTGAGTTAAATGACTGGCGAAAAGTTGATTGCTGCTCACGCTGTAGCTGCTCACGAGCCATGTCTAAGCGACGATTGATATCACCGCCTTGTTGTGACGGCGGAAGTGCAGGAGAGACTTCGTCACTTACCTGCCGACCACGACCATTCTGCCGACCGCGATCCTCTTCATCAGCAATCAATCCGTCTACCATTGCGCCCCCTTACTTAGCTCTTTGGTATTCATCAAAAATAGTTTGCGGCGTCATCTGGAAGTTAGGCAGCCGCGACTGCTGCTCCAGGATGTACTTACGCTGCTGCTCAGGAACCATGCTCAGCAATGCCAAGTTCTCCTGAGTAAACCGCATGCCATACAGTTGCAGATCTTCCCTAATAGAAACGCGCTGCTGCGCAGGAATGTTGCCCAACCGCACTCTTTCCTCACCGATTTTGACGTAAGCACGGTCACGATCATCGCGAGCCACAAACACCCAAGGCTTCTCAGTCGTGCCCCACCCGCTAGGATCAAACACTGTGTCCGAAAACACTTGGCGATAGACCTTGTTTTTCTCGTCACGAGTCAGGTCGCGACCAGTGCGCTGGGCCTCAAGGTCAAGCTGGCGCTCAACAACAAGTCGAACACGCGCTTTCTGGGCACCGTCTTCTGTAACTTCATCAAAGAAACCAAACTCATCGGCAACAGTCTGGAAGTCGTTCTCATCAATTTGCTGATTCTCAAGCGCACCTGGCTCTTGCAGCCCCTGATAAAATTCCAACAGTTTGCGTGTGTTGGCCTCACCAAGCGATGGCGCCAGCTCAAAGATGTCGCGCTGGCTTAACCCGGCAACCGTGCTTGGGTCTGACTTCAGACGTTCATAGGTGGCCAGCATCTGAGTTTCGTCAGGCGGCTCTCTTAAAAACGTGTCGATATTAGTCAGCGTTTTCGCCCGCTGCTCAGCATTCAAGTTATTCCACGCAGGCAGATCCATGACTTCGTTTAGCGTCCTGCGCCCGCCCAGCACGTTGTTCCAAACGTCAGCAACGTAAGCATTCTCTTCGTCACGTTGGCGGGCGTTGTAAGTACGCGCCATGTTGTTGACGATAGCTTTTGCCGACTGTCTGTAAACCTCGTCGCTTGCAGGCATTTGGCTTTCAACAAACTTCGTCATCTCATTGATCTGGTCTTCAGTGATAGGCTGCCCTGTTTGGCCACCCAGCACCGTGTCCCACGCACCACGCGCAGCTCGTTGAGCTGACACAGTTTCCAAATTGTTTTTAGCCAGCTCCACATATCGATCTATCTGTTCTGCTGGCAGGTTGTCTAGGAAAAAGTTGCCAGTGGTATCAGCGCCAGCAGCACGAGCAGACTCAAACTCTTGAATCATTGCCAATGGATTAGTGCGGGCATAAGCCTCTGCACCGGTGGTGGCAAACGTTGTGCGGGCGCTTTGTTTTAAAGACTCACGCTCAGACGCAGTCAGCTGCATTGAATCAATCGTGGCCAGCGTCTCGCCCAAAACTGCCTCTGCATGCTCTGGGTTTGGATCAAGCGCAATGGCGGTGGCGTTATTCGTAATCGAGTTGTTAATGCGTGATACGCGCCGCTTACGGCCTTGCTCTGCCTCAAAAACGATAGCCCGCTCATTAGCAATGTCACCGCGCCGACGAATGCTGCTCTCAACCAGGCGCCGCTCCATCGACTGCTCTGGCAGATCTTGGACGTACTCGTCTTTGAACTGCTGGTAAGCGCCCATCACATACTGACGGTGCCCCTCAACGGGAACTTCCGGCGATGACTCAAGCTCAATCTCTTTCTCAGTCCACTGGCGGTTAAACTCTGACGCCCGCTCTTCGGCCTGCGCTTTAGCCCGCTCTTCGGCAATGTTCAGCTGGTTCTGAGCAACTTGGTTAAGCGCCCGCCCCATGTCCTGCATGCCACCAGCAATAGCTCGCCCGCCACGATCAACCGCCCGCGCAGTGCCTGTACTAAAGCCACCGCTCGGTGATTGCCTCTCTCGGTAAATAGGAATCCTTGCCATGCCTTAACCTCCGCCCAGCAAGCCTTGAGATTTAGCGTATTGGTAGTCCGATGCGCCACTCAATATGGATGCGCCAGCAGACAAGTACGCACCCTTCATCGCGTTGCTACCAGCCTCTCGGTTAGCTTCGGCGTTGTATTCTTCTAGCTCTGCGTCATTCAATAGGCCGACCGCTCTGGTCTCGCCCTCGTACCGGATCGTCAAAGCATCCAGCTCTGCTCGGGTTGCCGATTGCTCCTCAACGTCGATGGCGCTACCCATAAGGCCGATTCCAGCCTGAGAAATGCCAGCCCTTTGCGCACCCAGTAGCTGACGTGCCTCACGTCTTTGCTGTGACTCACGCGCACCAGCCTGCTCACGCTCAACGCCAGCCTGAATCTCTCGGACTTGTGCGTTGTACTCGTTCGCCTGCGCTCGCGCTTCTGCCTGGGCCTTCTGAGCTTGGCCTTGCTGAATTGCGCCAACAGCGGAAGCTGCTGAGCTTGCGATCATTGCTATTGTAAGCGGATCGGCCATTATCTGACCCTCGCGTATAGAACTGCATCATCACCCAAAGGAGAAAACGCTTTCATGTATCCTTCTGGCGTAAAGCCTAGCATTTTCACCCACCTGTGTCCTTGTTTAAAACCTGCGTCCACATAGCATTCAATCCTGCGGAACTCGCTTATATCAAGGAATCGATCAACGGCTTTGTGGATGCTGATAAAGTTTCGCCCACTAGTGTCACCAAGCAACGCCCAAGCAGTCGCCCTGTTCTCCCAATGCTTTACCAACCCACAAGAGCCAACAATTTTTTCACCATCAAACCCACTAAACGCAGGCCCACCCTTCTCCAACGATGGCCCGTAAGCAGGGTCAAAGAAATCGGAGAAGTGTGCCTGTGATGGCTGCAGCGACAGCTCTTCCAGATGCCATGCTTTAAACGGTTTAATAATCATCGGTCTTGAGTCAGCACCTGAGGCATGATTGCAAGCACGGTCATCGGTAGCGGCTGCTCCTGCTTCACAATTAAGTAGCCATCAAAATCATAATTACCCGGCCACTCAATAAGCTTGTCACCACTAAACGGTGGCACAGCCTGATCCATTGGGTTGGACGGGCGGCGGAACTGTATCTCATCCAGGTTTTCCATGCTGTCGCCAGCCTTGGCGCCTACCGTAGACAAGAACCTAAACACAGCCTTGGTGATGCGTTTTGTCTTGCCCTGGGCAGTACCGTCTTCAGCGCCAGCCTCAAGCCGCATGGTTTGCAACACGCTGTCATACGGCAGGCCAACATGAGCAACAGTCGTCTCTCGTTGCAGCTCGATTGAGCCGCTTTGCACTGTCGCACGCGGATGCGCTGACCCATCAGCCAGGATCGCAACCTCTTCGCCTTCCAAATGATCTAGTCCTGACAATGTCGTGACAGGCGCACCGTTGTAGGTCAATCCGCTGTCCACAAAAAATGCATTGGTGATGTCGGTCGACTCGATAAAGTCTTTTTCCATGCGCTCAATGTATCGCTTGGTTTCGCCATTGATCGTGCGCCGCACAATCATCCACAGGTCGTCTTGCGTGCCATCAGGGCTTGGAATAGCTTCCATGCACTCCACGCTGCCATCGCCGCCAACCGGATGCCGATGCCATCCCAACACTTCCTGGTTCCGGTTGAACGTAAAGCCAACCAGCTCACCATCAGACTTGCACCCCCAGATAATGCTGTGAGGCTCCTGCTGGTAGATCAGGTCAGTGATGCCCGTTTCCGTAATATGCTCAGACAAAACGGTAAGGTCGGTCGATGCAAAGCGGTCGTTGGCAAACTGATATTGCAGCTCACGAAGCTTGCGGCCAGCACGCTGAACAAACAGCACCGCGTTACCCACTCGAACCGGCAGCACTGATCGCGACCCATACTGAGACTGCTCGGCAATCTTCACGTTGCCAGGGCCAAACACTTCGTCAGTAGTTAGCTCGTTGCAGACAAATTCACCACCAGAAGTTCCAATCAGCAAACCATCAGAAGGGATAAGCCACTGCACATCATTGACCGTATCCGATGCAATCTCAATCGTAATCGCTTGGTCAGGAGCAATTTCACCCGATGGGTTTCGAGAAGAAAAGTTCTCAAAATCACCCGAAACTGAGAAGTTTAGTATCTGCCCGGTAGAAAATGCCAAGCGCTCGCGAAAGAACGTAACGTTACTTGGATAGCCGCGAGTGGATGACCACCGCGAAAACGCCCATCTGTTGGACGTATTGCCTGAACCCACCACACCGTCAGGCAATCGCGAGATAACCTCAGCAGTGACCTGTGTGGAGCTTGAAACGCTAGTAATTCGCACCCAACCATAGCCAGGGTCTTGAAATTCCCAGTCAACACCTTCTCGATAGACGGTCGGGTCTGAATCATTAGGCTGCTTTGCCTCGCCATCGCCATCAGCAGCAACGCCAGATGTGTGTACAGGCCGATTGCCGCCCGTGCGTATAACGCTGGGTGGATCTGATGCTGGCGCAGCGTCACTAGTAACACACTTGTAAGTCTTTCCATCAGACCGGCGTAGAATGCCAAGCACGTTGGCCCCTGAGCTGCCGCTTGATGATGTCGATAATTCTTGTCCAGACGCCCATGGCTTGATGTAGCTCAAGTCCTGCTCTTCAATTAGGAACAGGCTGCCAACGTCAGTGGCCGAAAAGGTGGAGCTGGACGCAGTGACAGTGACCGTGCCCGTGTTGCCAGACGCATAGACCGTTCGCGTTTCATCAGGGTCGATGTCTAAAAAGGGGCCGCCCTTAAAATCAATCAGCGTGAATGTCCAGTTCAGCGCACCAAACCGAGACAATTTACGCGGCGCATAGTCTGGGTGGACGATGTAGATAACGTCAGCAGACTGCACCATGCGCAGCCGAAAAGTTCCAATGCTGCTTGTTAGATCAGAAGCTGTGTACGGCGTGGCAATCTCGAACGGTACCCCGCCATCAAGCACAATCCCGTTGTTGGTGTAGAACCGAATGTACTGATCGCCAAACTCAAGTATGTACGCATCAGTCTCGGCAAACTCAAACCGCACCAGCCAAGTACGATCGCCGCTGTCTTTAACTTCGTTGATAAACCGAGTTCCTGACCGGCGCCGCGCTGGCCCTTGCACCAACGGGATAAAGTTCTCTAGGCGCTTACAACCATTCTGGTACTTCGGAAAATCAATACGCCCATCTATCGTGGGAGAGAATTCACCCGCGTTAAAGTTCGCTTGGATTGGACTTGCTTTCGCCATTATTCAGACCACTGTAAGTACAGCTCGGCAACACGAGCCTTGCCTGATCGGTTAATCAACCGGAATAAATACGAAGTGTCGGATTTGATCACAGCGTAATCAACACTGACCGTAGCGCCAGAAGCGTTACCGCCTGTGCCACCGATAACCTGCTCTTCATACAGAGGGTTGGTTGCCGTCACTGTCGTGGGGTTAATAATGACGCCGACCTGGCTGACTCGGTCTGACGTTCTGTTTCTATTGCGCGGCACAAAAATCGTACCGCCGGTCACATCAGTAACGTCTTCGTAAACATCCAGTTCTGCCGTGCCACCAATGCGGGCGACAAACCCAAACCCTGGCGCAACACCAGGCGCTGCGGTAACCACAATGTCTATTGAATCACCATCAGCTAGCAAATTCGCCGTATTGTTGGCCTTGTATGCGTAAAACACCTGTCCGTCAATGACGTACTGCACAGCCTCTGGGCGATCAATGCACCAGCGCATGCTGGTGTTGGATGATTCTGGTACTCGAACATTCATATCCTGCTCAACACCCAAGCGTCATCTGGAAGATCTTGATGCTGCTGCTCGAACGCGCCAGCTCTTATCGCCATGCTCATGGCCTGCTCGTACTCACCCTGAGCAAGCTCTCGCTTTGTGTTTGACTGGGTAAGATCTTCTGCCATTTCCATGGCCAATCGGCATGCGAACGCTTCAACAAAAGCAGCGTCCCATTCCGTTGTGTCCTCAATGCTCGAAACGTAGCGCACTTTTAAAGGCGGGGCGTACGTTGCCAAAATCTTGTTGCCTTCAAGCATGTACTGCGCGGTTGAGCTGTTGCGGTAGTTGCTTAGATCCGGGCCTTGATACACATCATTAACCTGGATTAAACGAAGGCAATCGCTTGGGATCTGGTATTGATAATCAAAGCCCCATTCAGGCTCTGTAATCAGCGAAGGCAAAGACCTCCGACGAATTGAAAAAGACCAAAGATGCGCACGCAGCTCAGCGTCACGCACAATGGAAAACATAGACTGAACAGCCCGAGCCTGCTTGTTGTCATCCCCGAAGGAAATGATACGAGCAGCCCCGAGCTTAGTCAGTGCCCGGTTGGCAATCTCTACTTCAGAGGCCATAACCAGCCCCCTTTACGCGGGTGGCCAAGAATCTTCGAGGATGTACTGTTTAATCTCATCAAGAGTAATCAGCACCTGCTCGCGGGTAGCGCCATCAGCAAGATCAACGGCAATCTCTACCGTCTTGCTCTGGGTGGACGCGCCCTCAGCAACCTCATCAGCATGCTCGCCAATATCAAGTGCATAGAATCGTGAAGCCATGACAATCTCCTAAAAAAAGCGGGGCCGGTTGGCCCCGCCTTGGGTCATCTTACGGAGCGCTGAAGAACAGATCCACAACCATGGTGCCGCTGGCAGGAAGCGCAGCAGCATCAACGGTCAAGATCACGACTTCAGAGGCCGTAAGTACATCATCATCAATACCGCTAGTCACACCAAACAGCGCGGGGGTATCGGTGTCGGTCAAGGTAGCAAGCGCCTTATATTTGGCGGGGGTACCTGAAACGCCAACCGAAACCTCAGCACTGCCAAGTGAAGCACTAGTCGTGATAACGCCATAGGCGAAAGCATAACCAGCAGGGACACTAGCAAGCGTGATGGTATCGCCATCAGCCTGTTCGGCGAGAGTGATCGAAGCCCGGAAGCGACGAACACGCCCACCTTGCACAGCACCGTCAGCATTGCCGACAGGAGTTGTACCAAGGCCGGCTACTTCAGAAGCATAAGTGTTAGCCATGATTATCTCCTTACGACTCGCTGCACTTAATTTCGATGACTTTGCCTTCTTCGGTGCGCGTGGCGCCAAAGGTGCCCTTCACGTAGACCTGGGTTGCATAACCCTTGTCATCACGCTCAGAAATCATCGTGCTGATGTCATTCCACATGCCAAGATGCATGCCTGACTGCGCGAAGGCCGGCACACGCCGGTAGCTGTCGCCGTCAACACCAAGACGCTCGGTGTGAATGAAGTTAAAGCCCATGAAGGCAGTAATCTTACCATCGACCAGCACCGGACGGGTGTTGTAGTCGAGGCTGATTGCCTGCGCCTCATTCAACAAGTCATCGTGCTGCTCGGCGGTCAGGATGACGTAAAGCGGATCGTTGTCGATATCCACTTCATTGGCCATCAGGATGCGCTTAGCTTCACGAAGCTTGCTGATGTTAAGGCCGGTCGCCGAAGCTGCGCCAACGTCCTCTGCAACAGAATTGTTGCTGTCAAACGCGGTCGTGGTGGAGCCGTTCTCGCCAGTCTTGGAATCACCGAAGAACGCACCGATAATCTCATCGTCCATGGCGCGGCCAAGTGCATAAGCACCGTTGAGCGCATAGGAACTCTGAGGATCAACCAGCATGCGAAGCTTGTCCTGATCATCAATCAGATCTGCCCACTCGTAATCGTTAGGAAAAACCCAACGAGCATCTGCGGGAGTTGAGATCAGCGGTGTGTCTCCATGACGGACACTGCGGCGCTGGGCCGATACTGAACCAACCTGTTCGATAGCCTTAGCAGCCTTACCATTGTAAGACCCCTGCGTGACGGCTTCGCGCAGTTTGGAACCCTTTTGCTGTAAAAGCAGTTGCACATTCGTCGTATACTGTTGGACGAAATGTGTAGTGACGTTAAAGCTCATTGCTTAGTCCTCTACAAAATTGTTGGTAAAAACACATTTTGCGAGAGGCTTGTCCATTAAGGGGCCTTTCATACCGTATAGCCGGCTAACGCTTACCAGTCTTTCCTGATTGTCTGCCAGGTCGTTGGGGTCGATTATCTGACTTGCCAGATTCGGCAGCCGAAGCTGCCTCCTCTGTCCCCTTAACATACTTCTCGTATGCTTCAGCCTTAGCCACAACTTCCGTGGAAGTCTGGTCAGGCCGATGGGCTAATTTTAAGCATTCCAAACGGATAAGTACACTATCTATCATGATGGGTACGCCGCTTGCATTAAACGCTCCATTTCCGCTTTGGCATCAGCATTACCTTGCAGGTATTTTGCCGACCACTCTGGATCACCTTTGAGCTGGTTAAGCCGCACTCGTGCAGCCTCTGGACTCATACCAAACCCAGCGGCCTTCTGGTTATCAATAAACGAATCTTCTGACAGGCCGCCACCAATGTTGGCAAACAGTTTAAGCATCTCACCTGTACCCAAAGCACTCTCGATCTTGTTCAGCGTCTGCTCTTCCAGTCCGAACTGACGTGATGCCCGACGAGCAGCCTCGATGTTTTCGTCATACTTTTGACCCCACTCACTTTTCAGCTCTTCCAGCTGCTGGTCAGTGTTCTGCTCCATCTTGGCCATCTGCTGCTGCTGCATTTCGGTCGACTGATTGTTCCACCACTCAGCCAATCCCTCAGCCTGCTTGGTAGTCAGCCCCAGCTCGTGGAACTTCTGCTTCGCAACAGACGCAAACTCACCAGTCTCGTTCTCAGGCACCGGGATCTGATACTCATCCGGTGACTTAGGCCGACCCAAGCGGTCATAGAATTCGCTCCACTCTTCCGATCCAGCGTCTTCTTTGGGCATGACCAAGCCACGCCCTGCTTTATCAGCGCCCAGCATCTTCTCTAGGTTTGCATAGCTTTGAACAGCATCTTCAGGCGATTGCCACCCTTTGTTCTCGACAATGCCGCGAATATCTTCAGGCAAAGTTTCCTGCCAACTTGCTTGGTTGGTTGCTGTTTGCTGCTGCCCAACGTTTCCTTCAACCCCACCGCTATCAGCACTAGGGTTGCCGGCGTCTACCGACCCTGTTTCATCAACCATCATAGTCTCCTTCGTTTAAATTCAACTTAACTCGCTCATCCAAGTGTAGGTGAGCCATGATCCGCAGCCAGACCTCACGCCTACCTTCTGCTAATGCAGATGCAATGGGATCTACTTGCTGGGATTTCTGTGAGACAACAGCGGTCGATTGGTTGGCTTTGCAAAACTTAGCCAAGTCAGCCAGGACAACCTCTGCCTCTGCGTTGGGGTCACCGTCATCAGTAAGAAACAAACGACGATATGCGTACTTCCGGTTCAAGACCTTCTGTAGCAGCTTCTGCATAAATTAAACTCCGGGCAATGGCCCTGGTACGTTACCTGCGGTTGCAGCAGCATCGGCCAATGCCTTCGCACTGTTCGCCGCAATCGGCGCGGCTTGTAATGCTTGAGCGGCTTGCATCTCTTGCTGTTGCTCTTCAGCCATCTCCTGCATCTCTTCTTCGCTTCTCAATACCTTCTGAGGAACGCCGTTAATCTCTGACAGCTCACGAGCCACACGCTCGGCGTTAAACACCCGCATCACGTTTGGATCAATCTGCGCCAGCGGGGCCATAGCCTCAATGGTTCGCAAAATAGCCACGCCTTCCTCGGCACGCTGCGAGCGGCTAAGCGGTGACACATACTCAATCTGCACCTCGCCCTCAAGCTCACGCAAAGCAGCAGGCATATCAGGCAGCACACCAGAACGCGACAGGATGTCCAGCTCACGCTCAATCAGCGGGCCTAGCATCTCTGACTGCTGGCGCCCCATCGTGGGTGCCAACAATGCGCCTTTCTCCTGCGCTCGAAGCATAGCCTCGGTCGCTGTCATCGCTGGTGACTCAACCAAGATCTGGAATAGCGTAATCAGGAAGGCATCGTTAATAACTTCTCGACGCTGGTTCATCATGTCCAGGCCGATGTCTACGCGAGCGCCAGTCTGTAGCGGCTGAACGATCTGACGGCCCTGGTCATCAACACCACCGTAGTTCAATGCTCCTGGTCGCGTGTTAAAAGCCTGCAACACACCGTCTTCTTGTAACAGCAGCGGCGGATCAACCTGCTTATGCGCAGCGCGAATAACAGTTTTGCTCATCTCGTTGAGCATCTTCACGTCAGGTAGCACGGTCATGGCCGGTGATCGACCGTAGATCTCTTTCGGTGCTGTGACATAGCGCGATACGGCATACGGGAAACTGTTGTAGCCGCCCTGGCTCATCATCGTGCGAGTTTCATGGCAAATGTAATAGCTGGAATACGCCATGCCCCGGAAGTCGCGACGACCATAAATCTGTTCTTCGTTCGGGAACACCGCATGCAAAAACTCAAACTCACGCTCAGGCTCTTTCTCCAGCACAGTCTTGAGTTTCTCAGGCAATGTTTCATAGCCCCACTTCTGTGCAGCCTGGCGTACAGTCAGCGGGAACTTGCGCACAACCTTGTCGACCTGGCCTGCTTGGTTCTCGGCCACATAGATCTCTGACAGGTTGATCGATTTGTACCGAATGCCGACACCCGGAACGTCATCAATAAACATAGCGCCAGTGCCAAACGCGCCCAGGCTCATGAACGTCTCATGCATTTGAGAGGCAAAGTTAGCGCTCGGTGAGTACCGCACGTTGAACAAGATCTGCGTAACCTCATCAAGGTACCGCTTTACTTCGTGGTTATCAGCAACCTGCTCGTTCTGAACCTGAAGCCGATGCCAACGCTGCGTGCGTGGTGTGAGCATTGACTCCATAGCAGCAGCAAAACGCTCCAGTGCCAGGCTTGCGGTAGAGTCGAAGATCTTCTCAGTTCGCTTTTCGCCTGGCGTCTTGCTGGATGCGTTAAACCAATTCTGACGCGGGAGGATACGCTCGGCGATCTCGCGCCAATGCTCTTCCCATGTTCCTCGATCACCCTCCATCTGCTCATACTGGCGGATGATCTCGTTGGTTTTATCTTCTGCCATGCTTGCTCCTTAGGCGTTAGTGCCGCCGCCGCTACCGCCAAGTAGCGTTCGCGTGCCAGTGCCGCCAGTAGTTGCTGGAGCGCCGCCCATCATTGTCAGGATGTTTGCTGCTCGGCCACGTCGACGTGACATCAGGTTCGCTTCAGCTCGCCGTCCGTACACTCCGCCAGTGCCCATATCCTCAACGCCCATACCGGACACGCCTTGTGCTTCAGGCGGCGGTGGTGGCGGAGGAGGATTGCTTTGATTGCCGCGTGATGAACCACCCATGATTAACTCCCAAGCAACTGTCGTGTGCCAGTCTGTGGCTGATTAGCGCTGGCTAGTTCGCCCATGCCGCCTTCGCCTTCAGACAAGATGGTTGCACCCCGGCCACGTCGACGGCGCATCTCATCGCGGCTACGGCGTGCTGATACTGCTTCATCCTGAGACGGTGGCGCAGGTGGTGGTGTCGGTGGTGGTGGTGGATCTGGGGTATCACTACCAAAAATGCCGCTCATAAACTGATCTCCTAATCAAATACCGCGTATTCCATGTCAGCAACGCGAGGGCGATTAGCACTACGCTTTTTCGCCCTTCTTACGCCTTCGCATGCATAGCGTAACGCATCTATGACGTGGTTGTCTTTATCTTCTAGCACCGGCAAAACCTCTTCCGTGTTGGGGTCTACCTTGTAGCTGTACAAAGTCAGCTCATCAATCGTGTGCTTGCACCGTGGATGCACAACAATCTCGAAAGATTTCAGCCATTCGATTCCATCCTCAATAGACTTTGACCCTTTGACCGCCGGCATGATCCTAGGGAATCCATTCTTCTGCATGTGACTAATAGTTTCAGGCCGGGCTGAGTCAGCAGTAATCGGCCATCGCTCTGATTCAGGCACGGTCATAAACAAATCCGGTATGTTCACAATCTCGCAGTTCACCATCCACGCCTCATAGTCGACGTAAAGCTTGCGGCCTTCCATAAAGCATCGGATCAGCACAGTCGGATCGTTGGCAAACCCCCAGTCAGCACCAAAGCGCAGCACTGCATCTACTGGCGCATCAAACTCATCAACCTTCCAGTTCTTAAACACCCGCGCTTCGCTGTTACGAGCATAGCCACCCATCCAAACGTGGTGGAATTTGTCAGGATCTCGGCCACGGTCGTATTCCATCTCCTCACGCAGCACGTCAGGAAACCATGGGTTGTCTGAATAGTTAACCTGGACAACGTTGGCGCTCGGTGGCTGCTCATCACCACGCAACAACACGTCGATGGGATCGTCTGCGTTCCTGGGGTTCCAGCTAAACCACAGCTCAGAGTCTGGCTTACGAATGGTTGGCCGCAATAAATCCAGTGATCGCTGCGACAGTGACTGCGCTTCCTCAACCCATGCTCGGTCATACCCTTCGAGCGACTTGATCGAGTCGGCGGTGTGGTTCTGCATTCCCTGGAATATGATCCGGCCATCGCCGCGCTTTGACTTGATCATCTTGTCCTGCACATCAAAGTAGTGCTGAACACCAAGCTCCTGAATCTTGTATTCAAGCAAGCGCTTAACCGATTGGTTTAATGACAGCTGCACCTCACGCACACAAACTGAGCTTTGATTAGGGTTTCGCACATGCTCTTCGATCAGCATCTCAGCAAAGAAATGACTCTTGCCTGATCCGCGCCCGCCGTGAGCGCCTTTGTACCGTGACGGCTTGAGTAGTGATTGCGCCCAGCGCGGTGTCTTAATCGTCAGCGTCGATGATGACACGCTTGACCTCTTGAACTTGCAACGGCCCGCCATCACCACCAGTGATAGCAGTCTCGTGCTTGTCGCTCCAGCCCATGTTCTTCAGCGCAAA